CGCTCTTAATCTTCGTGCTTACGACTTTGTATCTCAAGAAATTCGTGCGGCAGAAGATCCAGAGTTTGAGACTTTCTATACCAAAAACATTCTTCTGAATGAAGGACTTCGTGCTTGGATGGCACCTGCCGACCAACCACATGAAGACTTTGTATTCCCAGAAGAAGTTCTGCCACGCGGTAACGCATTGTGAATCATTATCTTCTTTTTGTATATGGTGTTTGCTTCGCCCTTATTGGCGGAGCTGCATTTGCAATGATGTGGGCAAATATCATGTCACTTGACCTTAAACCCAGATCAAGAAAGCAAAGACACCCTGAAGCACCTGAAGCAGGAGAAGAAGTAATGTATGTCGATCTAGAAAAAGAAAAACTAGAAGACCTATATGATAAATATTAAAAAGGGAGAATAAATGGAACCCGATCATACTCACCCCGCCACTCACCTGGCGGGGTTTCTTCTTGCCTGTTTAGGTGTTATAATTCCTGTGTTAGCGATTGTGCTGATTTAATGACTACAGTTTTAAACTACTTGACATCATTTTGGACTGTTGTAATATTGAACTGCGTTCACCCTGTGAACTGGGAATATTGTCTTCCGGTTCACGAGTGGTTGCTACCAGAAATTAAACAAGGAGTTGAAATTTATTTTGACAAGCAAATGAATTTCTTGTATAAATCAGAAAAAGAATTGTTGGAGAACTTTGAATGAAGATTTTTTTAGATACTGCTGATACTGATATCATCAGTAAGTATTTCAGCACTGGATTGGTGGATGGAGTTACAACCAATCCAACACTCATTATGAAGAGTGGTAAGAATCCTGAGGATGTATATCAAAAGATCAAAGACATTGGTGTTCAGGACATCAGCATGGAAGTCGTAGGATCTGACCTGGAGATGTATGATGAGGGCATCAGATTGTATGAAAAGTTTGGTAGTGTTGCCACAATCAAAGTCCCCTGCACACGCGAGGGCCTGATCGTCTGTAAGCGTCTTTCAGAGCAAGGTATCAAGGTCAATGTCACACTCATCTTCAGTGCCGCTCAGGCAGTCCTAGCAGCGAAGGCAGGGGCAACATATGTTTCTCCCTTTGTAGGACGCTTAGACGACCAGTCAGTGGCAGGTCTGGAGGTCGTCCGTTCTATTACTGGACTGTATCAAATCCATGGTATTAGAACTCAGGTTCTTTCTGCTTCTATTCGTAGTGTGCAACGTGCAGTTCGTTCGTGGTATAATGGAGCTGAGGTTGTGACAATGCCACCCAAGGTATTTGATCAAATGTATGATCACATCCTCACAGATAAAGGACTTGAGATCTTTGATAATGATTGGAAGGAGGTTCAAAAGTGACATTCACGGTCTATTCAAAAGACGGTTGTCCCTATTGCACCAAGATAGAGCAGGTTCTTCAGTTAGCAGAACTTAAGTATGTCATATATAAACTTGATAGGGATTACACTCTAGATGAGTTTCATGATAAATTTGGAAAGAAATCATCCTTTCCAAAGGTAACAAATGAGGAAAAAATTATTGGGGGGTGTGCTGAAACTGTCCAATATCTGCGGGAGAATCAGTTGGTTTAATGTCTACACTTAACCTATACGAAACATATACAGATGTAGAAAAGGCTATAGACCTTGCATTCTCTGGACATTTCGTGTTAAAATTCTACGACTATCTTAAAATTAAAAAAGTAAAAAAAGTTGAGATCGAAGAGTTTATTAAAAGTTCTACTGCTAAAGAATTAAATGACTTAGTAGTAGAACTAGATGATTATCTAGAGGGTGGTAATGACAATATGCACAAACAACTCCGTGAGGGTTATGGACATATTCCGAAACCACAAGCAAGAAAGATAAGAAATTATCTTAATCAAATTTTAGAAGATGCTTTGAGGTATGATCATGATAGGAGGCGAGGAAGAAGAAAAAAAGAAACTAAATAATCACAATTCCCACAACATCAATCGTGGGGTTGAGTTGCTACTACGCAACAGGAGGAAGAAACCAGAACCACCAAAAACCTTTCAGGTGAAGTTTGGAAAAATGGTATCTCTTTTCCGCAGAGAAATTGTTTTACATATGAACTTCTATCTGGATATCAGAAAGAAATAGTCTCTGGAGGACAGAAGATGTTAGCAGTAACCCTTACGTTTGGAACATTACTCTCTATTATGATGTTTTTTGTAGGAGGTGTGGTAGGATGGCTAGCGAAAGAGCACATCTATCAAACCCAACCAGTTTACACTCACCCAGAGATGTTTGATGAAAATGGTAATGTGTTACCAGATGAAATTTTAGCAGTACGATTTGAAAACGATTATGACGACCACGAAGAAGACGACGCCTAAAAGAAATTTTAGTGTTAAGGCAATGAAATTACCCCCCAACCCATTTCAACATGAGATTCTTGAGTTGGTTGACAAGCAGAGAACAAAGGCAAAGAGAATTGAGTTTCTGAAAGAATATGATAACGATGCACTCAAGGCTCTTTTGATTTGGAACTTTGATGATAGCGTGATCTCCTTGCTTCCGGATGGACATGTTCCTTATAAGGAGAATGAAGTCCCCGTTGGAACGGATCACACCAGTCTTCGTAGAGAGTATAGGCAACTCTATCACTTTGTGAAAGGTGGTAATGATGGTTTGAGTTCTCTTCGTAGAGAAACCATGTTCATTCAAATGCTAGAAGGTCTTCATCCTGAGGAAGCAGCACTTCTTTGCTTGGTAAAAGATAAGCAACTTGGAAAGAAATATAAGATTACTAAAGAAATGGTTTCGGAAGCATTTCCGGATATCACTTGGGGAGGTCGTTCTTGATGGCAAATAAATTGGGAGAGGCACCCGCAACATCGGAATGGACATTGGAAGAGAAAGAAAATATGGTTCAATCATATGGGTGCCATCTCATCGTAGAGGGAGCTACACCGGAACAAATTCAGGACAAAAAATTACCTACGGATACTTTACAAATAAAATACAAATTCAATGATAAAGTTAGCGTTGATTTGTGTAGAGGTAAGAAGGTAGATGTCTTCGATCTTTATTATGATAAGTTTGGAAAAGAATCATTGATTGCCATTGACTGGGCACATGGAACAGTGAATCCCAAAATGTGGGGATACAAACCACCAGAAAAGAAGAAGAGAAAATGAAAGACGATAGCATTAGAGATCAAATTAATGAGTTGATCAGAGATGAAATCCAAGAAGTAATTAATGATTACGTTGATACTCGTGATTCAACCCAGAAGAGTGGACTTGGATTCGTCGATGAAGAGGACGAGTTAAAAGTTAAGATATCTAATCGAGAGATTGATAAGATCATAAGGGAGTATAAAAAAATTAAGAAGAGTGAGAGATCAAATTTATCTCACATCAAAAAGTTGAAGTTAGTTGACAAGAACGGAAGACCTCTATGAAAGATCTAGTGATCATCTACTCTAATGACAATCAAGAATGTGAACGTGCTGTGTCTTTTATTGAAAGTTTAAATAAAAACTACTTAGTATATAAATTAAATCAACATTTTAGTCAGAGATCATTTGACCAGGAGTTTGGTAAGAAAGCAGAGTATCCTCAGATTGCAATAGGATACAAACATGTTGGTGGCCTTAAAGAAACTTTAAATCACATGAGAGAGACAGGACAGTTTGGTAACACCTGATACAGAACTACTTGACTATATAATATATGAGGTCTATAATAAGACCTGTCGTTCATCCCTTCGGGGACGCAAGTAAGTCGCGGAACGGAGCGTTCATCCCATGGTTGACTTCCTACTTTATTCAAGTCTCTTATGCGAAGATGCTGATGCTATCATGCTCAGGATCAAAGCAAATGAGAACTTGAATGATATTGTTAAAGTTGAATTGATTAATACAATTCAGGAGGCAACTCCTAATTGTCCATGGGACGCAAACGACTAAAGGAACGGACCTAAAAATCCAACTACTTTAGGAGTAAACTAATGAACACACTCAACCTCATTAGAAAGCAGATAC